TCAAGCTGCAGTTTTATAAACATTCTCATAGTACCACTGCAGGATTGTTACGCCGTCGGCCCAGGTAAGCGCACCATTTGATGCAACCTGCGCAACGAAAATTGACAAATTATGCAGAAAAGCACTTTTAACATCGCCGCCCAGTCCCTGCAACACCTTTACAGCACACACTGTGATCTGCTGAGGATCGGTCATACCGGCGCAGCTGTCAGCCAGCTTCAGTTCGGTAAGGATCTCAGGTAGTTTGGCGCGCAGCCAGTCTTTTATTTCATCGTCGATATCGCCGGGGATGATGGCTGTCAAAATATCCGCAGCCGGAGAATCCACGAAGTTTTTGATGTTTTCGGTGACGACTACGCCGATATGGATGGCAGTTTTTAGTTCGGCGGGGAAGCCGTCAAACAGGGACTCGATCCCAGCCCAGATTTTAGTTAGAAAAGTTTTAAGACTCATATTTATTTTTTGTTTTTGATTGCACTGATTTTGGTTTGATTTCACCGATTTATTGTTGGTGGTTGCATCCACTTTGTTTGATCACACCGATTGACGGGGATTACCAAACAGTTGAGCTGCGTGCAGAAGTTAGCAGCGAAGGGTAGGTTGATCTCGCAGGTTGTTTGCTAACAGGCGGCAAAGCTTTGCCAAATTTGATCTCATCCACTTCGCGCTGCAGCAATACCATCTCATCCTCCAAAGCCTTTATGCGTATATTATTAATGCGTTCTTCGGTACGTTGCGAAATGCGTATATCCTCAATTTCGCTCCGAAGGCCGTAGTAGGTTGTTACCACGGATGCGACGATACTGGCCGTACCCATAATGGTTACCACCAGGTTTTTGATGGTGATGCCTTTAAGTTCGCGATGTTCAATGGCGGTCATAGCTTGGAGGATTATTAAAATGATCGGAAATGATTAAAAATTGCGATCTGATGGTAGATTGCGAGCAGGATACAGTGTCGCCGTTTTTGTGCAGGTATTATTGGTTTGTTTTTTATTATTTATAAACTTGTTTGAATTATTATGAATGAAACCGAGCTTAAATGAAAAATTTAGAAACCGTCATTAAAAGGAGCAATAATAATTTTGATCTGATACGAATTTTGGCGGCCTTAATGGTGCTTTTTTTTCATTCATTTTATTTATTCAAAAATTCAGGACATCCAATACCCGGGACGACTTTGCTAAAAGATAATAGTATTGGCGGTTTGGCTGTTTATGTATTCTTTTTTTTAAGCGGAATGTTTATCACTTCAAGTTTTATAAATTCAAAAAAGTACACCGATTTTATTTTATTGCGGGTGTTCAGAATCTGGCCCGCATTGTTAGTCTGTGTTATTTTTAGCGTTTTTATAGTGGGTCCTGCAGTTTCGAAGTATTCGCTGCACGATTATTATTATTCACGCGGCACATGGGACTACCTGGTTCATAATATTTTATTATATCATTTAAGATTTACATTACCGGGCGTTTTTGAAAATAACTTTTACCCCAACGCTGTTAATGGCTCGATATGGACATTGCCCGTAGAACTTTTATGCTATTGTATGGTTTTTATTTTAGGAATATGCGGAATGTTTAAAAGCAAAACGGCTTCCATCCTCGTTAATGGTGTCCTTTTTTTGATTTATGCCTTCAACATCGACTCTATCGGTAATTATTTGAACACTCCCTTTCCGTTTTTTATCGTTGGCAGCATATGTTATTTATTTAGGCGATACCTGATAATTGACTATAAAATAGCCATATTATTGTTAGTGATTTATATCATTTTTTACAAAAGCATATTTTTATTTATGGCCTTGCTTTATGGCGTTTTGGTGGCAGGTTCTTCCGATTTCGCAAAAAAGATCAAATTACCTGGCGACTACTCTTATGGCATATACGTATACGCGTTTGTTGTGCAACAAATCATCGCTTATTATTTGCCTGATATTTCATCATACCAAAGTTTGCTTTTAACGGTACCTTTCACCATTGGCTTAGCGTCTTTGTCGTGGCATTTCGTTGAATATCCGCTAATGCGATTTGCGAAAAGGAAAGTTAAAAAAGGACAACAAGAAAGCGCGGTAAAGCTTTCGGTTTAGGATAAAAAAAGGCGCCTTTCTTTGCGCCGGCGCTCCGCCAATGTTTCGCAAATTATTTTTTTACCGGTTGCTGAATCTATGATCTTGTCCCAGGCTAAAAAATGCGTGGCGGCTTCGTTGTAATTTTTTTCGTTGAGTTTTACCAGCAGCGTCGATTCTTCCAGTGCGCCGGTACCTGCGTTGTGGGTAAACGATACCAGCGCATCAAATTGATTTTGGCTCAGCGGAACTTTAACAAAGCGTTTTACGGCATCTTCGTATTGCCCCAGCGTATTGGCCAGCAGAGCGTCTGCCTGCGCTTCGCTAGCCAGTTGGTCCCCGGGTTTTACCTGTTTGCCGTCGTGGTAGTGGGTTGATCCGTAGCCTATAGTCCATACGCCGACCGCATCCCGGTAGGCCGATAAACAAAGCCCTTCAAAGTTTTTGATGATTTTCAATCCGTTGTTACTTAGTGTCATAGTTATATTGGTTCAATAGTTCATTAGTTCAATGGTTCACTGGCGATCGGTTGGTTTTGCGTTTTTAACTTTCAGCTTCCTCCTTTTGCCGCCTCAACCGGTGAGATGGTTTTGGCCGGTGTAAAGAAGTTTTTACCCAAGTAGGATAAGCCAGCCGCAAGTGCCGCGCTGCCGGCGGTTTTCCAGTTAAAGGTTAATACGCCGGCCTGGATGCTGGCCTCGGCTGCGGCAATAACTGCCCCGCCGATAGCTACTTTAAGGCCTTTTGCAAAGTCCGTAAAGTCGATGGTAAATAGTGCTGATGTTTGCATTTGGGTTGCTTGATTAGTAAAAGCTTTGTTTAAAAATTATAAATCGGATGTCAGAAAGATTATTCCCGGAATTGCTGGTTTCCTGCGTGGTATGCATAAAATGCTTTCGTTATACAATAAATCATTGCGTTACTGCCTGTCGGGCCGTTCAGGATATAAACGCATGCTTTTAACAGTACCTTTAAACACATGCGTAGCGTATCTGTCCGGGCATTTATTCGATACCAAATTATTCGTTTTGCGAACGGAAAAGTAAAAAGGAGCGGAATGAAAATGTGAGTTTTCGCCCTGAGTTAAAATATATCCGACTTTCTTGTCTTCGATCTTGTATCGGCGCTTAGGAAACTATTTTTTGGAGGGTGCAAGGTCGGTGACCTGATCCTTGTATGTATTATTGTTAACTACAGCGAAAGCAAGTAGTTACTTAACTATAAACTATTTTACTGTTGATTTTTCCGCGCTGTTAATTTTATGTTTATTTGAGAATGACAATTAAGGAAAGAAAAATATTAAGCATTCAATATTTGAGAGGACTGGCTGCCTTAGGGGTTGTTTTTTGTCATTACGGTTCGGGGCTGGCATCATATCCTAAATTATCATCCGTTTTTATTTTTGGTAAAACTGGCGTTGATGTTTTTTTTTTAATCAGCGGTTTTATTATTGTCTACTCATTAGTTACACATAATTATAAATCAAATCAGTTTTTTACATTTTTACTTAAACGGTCTATCCGGATTGATCCCGCTTATTACGTTACGGTAATTTTAGTATTTGTACTGTGGAGGGTCATTTATAAAATAACTGGTTTTGAAGGAGATAGGATTGATTTTATTCCGCAGCAATTTTGGCGCATTTATTGTATATCATCCCGTTTACCAAATATTCTTTTTACAACCATATTTTTTGGACGCTTTCTGTCGAATTTCAATTTTACCTGTTGATAGGTGTTTTGTACTTTCTTTTTGACACCCCAATTTATAAATTTACTTTTCTGGTTATCTTTAGTTTAACTTGCTTTATTCCGATTCCTAATGCTTTTTATCTGGTGTTTACTTATGCGCCAATTTTTGCACTCGGAATAGCACTGGTTAGCTTTTATCAAAACAAAAAATGGGTAAATATCATTCTACCCTTATTTTTTTTGGGTATTATTGTTTATCAATTTGGTTTGGCTATTTTTATTTTACTCGTTATAAGCAGCCTGGTAATGCTGTTTTTCAAATTACTGATAAAACCGCTCGTGTTTTTAGGGAATATATCCTATTCACTTTATCTTACCCATTACCCAACATTGCTTGTGCTTCAGGGACTACTCAAACGATTGCATGTTGATAGCAATAATAATCAGCTCATTTGCCTTTTTGTCGAAGTTTTGGCGGCTTGCCTTGTCGCTTATCTGTTTTATCTTTTAATTGAAAAGCCATCAATACGCTTGTCAAAACGTATATTTTATAGGAAAAAATCCGTGAGTGAAGTTGCCGGGTAGATTTTTTAAAGCGAGCATAGAAGAGGGTTGAACGCTTTTACTGCGCACTTGGATAGGTTGAGTATGAGTGAAAAAGTTTTGCCGTGATGTTATTTGCATTTGGGTTGCTTTGGTAAAGAGGGAGTAAATAAAAAATTTTCGTATGCATGAATCGCTTAGTAAATAGGGTCTCCTTAAAATTTTGTTTATTTGAAGAATGCTAATTGTAATTAGGCGAAAACTTAGAGGCGTCAAACAAAAGATATTGGCTGATATCACAGAAGTTCCGGAGCTGTTGCAGCCGTCTTATTTGCCAGGTATGGATGGGTTGAGAGCTATATCTATAATTATTGTGTTGCTTGGACATTCATTAATTGGAACTTGGTGGGTGAACTATTTTCCCGGTCAAATCGGGGTGGATATTTTTTTTGTAATCAGCGGCTTTTTGATAACTACCCTTTTGTTAAAAGAGAAAGTCAAAAAGAATAGCGTTTCATTAACTAAATTCTATCTAAGAAGAATCCTGAGAATTTTTCCAGTAGCATACTTGTACTTGATTTGCTTGGTTATTCTCAACTTGATTTTTAACCTTCATACTACGCTGAGGATGTTTTTGTCAGCAGGTTTATATGTCGACAATTTTCCTATAAAGTATGGCAGCAATTGGCAGACCGGTCATTTTTGGAGTTTATCGGTAGAAGAGCAGTTTTACTTATTATTTCCAATTATACTGATTAAGTGGCCAAATAAATTTTTGCTGTTAATCTTAATCTTATTGGTGTCTTTGCCTTTTATCGTTATAATTGGAAGACTTCCTATTAGAGCTTATGAGAATCATTTTTTTTACGTTTTTGTCCTTTCATTTACTTATTTGCTTGGTTATGGCACATCATCAATTCTAATAGGCTCGGCAGTTTCAATTTTGATGTTTAAAAAGATAATTACAATAAAGAGGGAAAGCCCTTACTTTTTGAGTTTTATAGTTTTTATAATTGCTATTCTTCTGCATATAAAAGACTTGTTGAACTGGAATCTCCTTATTTATGTATTTCCATTATTGATTAGTTATACTATATTACTGAACTTGAGAAGCGGCGATTTTTTTTCTAAGATCCTTAATCAGCCAATAATCGCAAAAATCGGGGTCCTTTCGTATAGCCTCTATATTTGGCAACAGCTCTTTACTTATGACCAGCCGTGGAAAAACTCTTTTAAATACTCGAATTCGATTGTACCCAATATCATCGCGTTGTTTTTCGTTGCTTATGTTTCTTACACGTTTTATGAGAGCAAGTTTTTAAACCTAAAAAAACACTTTAAAGTGGTTTGATCTGTATGACTATGGATTTGTTAATGCATACCCGTTTAAGTTAAGAGTCGATGGAGATATTAAACTATAAGTGTTAGTCACGCTCACATTACCAAGCAACCTTTTTGATCCACCAATTGACAAAGTTAGATTTTTGTAGGTGCCGGCAGCAATGTCCTGGTTTGCATCTAAACTATAATAGAAAGTATTGTTAGTTGAACTGCAATTTAGAATTCCTGTCATCATTGGCGCGGTAGGATTTTGATAAGATATACTACCCGCGTTCAGTAATGTATCTGAACTACTGCCGCCATTTATAATACCATTATAATAATGACCCGATCCACCTCCGTTTGTAGTCAAAGTTATTCCGCCGGAGACATAAATGTCCCCATTAAAAACTACGTTATTGCCGGACAAAGTTTGAGATTCCGTTGTGAAGTTGATGGTAGCATCCACGGAACCGATGGGCGTTCCGAAGGGACTAAAATTCACCCCTCCTCTGAATTCGAGGGTTACATCGCTGTTAAAACTTATATTTGCCGTATTGAATGTTGCATTGCCTACGAAGATTATATTTCCACTTCCCGATTTCAAAAGTGCTGCGTCTAATACCCCTCCTGTGCCAGTTACCGATAGATTGCCATTTATTGTGAGATCGTAAGCCCCGCAATCTAACTGCGCTTTGCTTGTTTCATAATTATTTATATTTAAATTCGATACGCTAGTATTTCCGGATAAAAACTTCGTTCCAGTGCCTAAAATCACTAGATTTTTGTATGAGGAATAAGGTAAAGTAAAGCTTCCATTCACTATATATCCTATCGTGGATGAACTTACGTTCATATAATTAAATACACCGGTAATCATGGGGGACGAAGATGCTAAATAAAGGGTGCTATTATTATTGAAAGTCGAACTGGAGTTATCACCATTTAGAACTCCCATTATGTAAAGAGAAGACGAATTGTTAGTGACGGTTAATGCACCTGATATTGTTATTAAGTCGTTGAAATAAATATTGTTTCCAGATATCGATTGGGAGTTAGTCGTAAATAAGACTGGGCAGTTAAAAATTATATTGCCACCAAAACTTGAAAGACTAACACCCCCTCTTAATTCAATATTGGAAATATTACCACTAAATAAAGTATTTGAATTTATGTTTAAAGACCCAGTAAAGAGTAAATCTCCTGATCCCGATTTGGAAAAATTGTAGCTTTGACTATTTGCCCCGTTAATGGAAGTAGAACCGTTGACTGTTAAACTATTTGTGCCGCATTCTAGGATTGCGTCTAAAGCCGAATAGTCATTTATATTCAAATTCCCTCCGATAACAGTGTCCACCACTAAATATTTAATGCCGGTATTGTATATAGCCAAGTTATTGTAGGGTAAACCCAAAACGATTTGGTCTCCGGCGCGATTATAAATTATAGTAGAGTTGCCAGCGATAAGAGTTGCGATCTCGTTGTTGTAGCTGTTAAGGCTTAAAGTGATGTGGCTGCCTGTAAAATCTAATGTACCAGCCGATTGCAGGTCCCCGTTTAAAGTTAAATTCAAGCCTGTTGCATTAGTAGCGGTCAGCTTCCCCGCCACATACATATTACAAACCGTTGCAGATACATCAATTGCTACATTATGGTCAATATAAACGGTATCGCTGGGTTGGGGAGTGTTGTATTTTCGTTTGCCGTTGCTTAACCAAATGGCGGGGTCGCTCCAGTTACCATCTTTTACGGTGTACCAGGTATTGGCCCTGCGCAGCATAGTTAAGTTAAAAGGTGATGTTGATATTGCCTGCATGTATTTGGTTTATTAGTTCACTAGTTCATTAGTTCATTTGAAAATGGTTGAGAGTAACTGCCACGGTCTCTGAACTATCGATGATGGACTTTAGCTTTGCCTCATCAGTCATTTTGCAGCTTCTCCCGACACCTATCGGGTCGGACTACTGGTCTTTACCGACTTTCGGGCTTTTTTAAAAATTCCGTTGTTTGACCATAATATAAACGTCGGCGGTTAGCGCTGCTTTGTTGCGTACGTACACGGACATGGTGCTTTCCAGCGTGATGAGCCTGTTTCCGGCTAAGTCGATATCAAACAATTGCGGCGCCAGGGCTGCTAAAGAAGCGAGGGGAACGCTGCCGTTATTGCCGGCATTGGCGGCTACGGCTACCTGGGTGCGGTTATATTGCGCCGTGGAATTTGAACCGGTAGGACAAATGATGATATCGAAGTTGCGGATATTGGTGCTGTCGGTATTTCTAAACAGGATGTCCAGTACCACGCTGGCGTTTGTTGCGCCGGTGGCCACCAGGGTATCGGTATTGGCTGAAAGGCCCGATGCAAGGTCAATTGCCGGGTAGGCCCCGGTTAGCGTGGCAAAGGAGGTAGTATTTGATGAACTGTTCATAATCAAATAGTGAATTAGTGAATTAGTGAATTGTGAATAGTGAATGAGCGATTTTACCTTTCGCCTTATCAATTAGTGAATAGTGAATGATCGATCTTACCTTTCGCCTTTCACCTTTTGGCTTTCACCTTTTTTTATAATGTGGATTGGTAAAAGTTATACGAAATGGCCGAAGACCCGCCTGACGGGGGATTGATCCAGCCGGCATCGTAGCTGGTATTGGAATTTTTAGCCAGTACCTGGCCGGTTGTTCCGCCGGAAGGGAGCACTTTGCCGGTGAGCGAAGTGATCTGTGCCTGTAGCTTGCCGAAAGCGGATAAAATGCTGTCGGCAGCGGTTACTGCAGACACCGTCCCGAAGCTGATACCGCTTAATACAACCGCCAAAACCCTGGCTGTTGTAAAATACAGGTTGGTAGCTCCTTCGGGGACGGCATCGGTACTGCCGGGCGAGGCGACCAGTTGAATATAGGTTGAGCCGCTCCAGCGGTATTCGAAATTGGTATCCTGCGCGATGTAGATAATATCCGTTGCACCCGAAGTAGGAAATGCGGCGGCGTTGGCAAACTCCTGTACCTCGTCCACATAAGCCGGGAGCTGGGCCGAAGGCACCCTGCCGCTGCTGTCGAGGCTGGGATACCCATTTGGCTGGGCTTTATTTGCAACATTCTCCGGCGTAAAGCCAAGCGAATTTTGCTTTGCACTTAAGGCCGAGGCCAGGTTGGTATTATCGGTGGGCTGGCCGGACAGGTTGGCAAAGGAGTTATCCTGCCAGATGGTGTTAAAGCTGGTATTATCCGCCTTTGCCAAAACCTGCCCGGTTGTTCCCGCGCCCGGTACGCCCGCGCCCATCAGGGATACGCCGCTTCCCCACACACCGGAGGTCTTTGGTCCAAAGAAAACATAGGTTGAGGTATTGATGTAAAAGTTACCATTGACCCCGGTGGAGGTATTTGAGGGATTGGTTGTACCAAACAGGATGGTATTGCCATTGGCGCCGTTTGTGCCGTTGGTACCTGCAGTACCCTGCGGCCCCTGGGGCCCGGTCGCCATTGAGAACACCTGCGACCAGGCCCCTGCAGTTTTTTGATAAAATATGCCGGTATGTGTATCGATATAGCTATCGGAATTTTTGCCGATGGAAGTTCCGGGAACACCGGAGCCGTAAAGCATGGTTCCATCGGCGCCGTTTGCGGCTGAGATGGTATAAACTATCGTCCAGATGCCGGCAACTTTCTGCGCGAATGAACCGGCGGAAGTATTTACAAAAACATCGCCATTGCTGCCTGCTGTGTTTTGCGGCAGCGTGGCGCCAAAAGAGATATTGGCGCCGGTGGTAAGGTTGGCCTCGAGGAACTGCAGCAGCAGCGTAAAAGTATATTGATAGTCGGTACCACTATCCACCAGGACGGAGACATCCGATGCACGGATGGACGTGGCTACCGGGAGTTCGCTTATTTTTTTGTCAGCCATGGACTAGGATTTTTATGATTAGATGGATTTTTAGGATTAATAAACGGCGGCGAAATTTCCTTTTAGTTCATAAATTCAGTGATGGGCAGGTAGCTGTCGGCACCGGTAGGATCATAACCGGATGGGAAATTAAAGCTGGTACGGTCGATGCTGCGGATGCGTGGGCCGGATTGTCGGCTGCTTTTATTTTTGCCGTTGTAGTTCCATAGCGGGAAATCGGTCTTGTTGTCCCATAAAAACTTCTCTACCTCGTTGGCGTGGGCATTGGCTACACTGCGCTGCTGTTGTACCAACTTTACAATGTCTTTTGGCGCAACTGCGTCGGCATTGTCGTGGTGTTTTAAAACGGGGCCGGTGGCGGTGTAATGGACTGCATCTGCCTCGATAAACCGTGCGAACGTGAAGTACACCAATGTTGGCAGCAGGCCTTCGTATAAAACAATGTGGCCATATTTATCCAGGTATTCGCTGCCGTTTAAAAGGTCCTTATACGGCTGCGGTGCAGTGTCCTGTATGGTGCCGTCGGAATTAAAATTCTGGATGAAATCATAGTACAAGGCATGGCCTAAGAATGGTTTCAGGTCGAGGTCCTGGGCTTTTTTGATAAAAACATTCAGGCGCTCAGGCTTGATGTTTACGGAGATATCCTCGTAATTCTGGAATGTGGACTGGCTGATGAGATATATGGTGTTCATTGGGGGGGTGACTGAGTTGATTAAGTTGATTGGGTTGGATTGAGTTGATTAGGTTGTTTTGGATACGCTGAACTCAATCAACTTAATCCAACTTAATCAACCAATCAACCAACAAGGCACATCGCTTCCGCTTCGGCTTGTTTAAAGCCGTAGGCATAAATCAGGGTGGCTACTTTGTTTTCGGCCGGGATAGCTGCCAGGAGCAATTGGTTAATGCTGGCGCCCGCTTTTATACCCGCAATATCGTCGGCGATGGTGGCCGGTACCTGCAAAATATTCCAGTTGCCGGCAGGGTTGATATCGGTGTAAAAGTTGCCGAATATTTCAGCGAAGGTTTCGGACAGTTCCAGCCTGTCGGGCGCGGTATTATCGTTAAACTCGCGGATGGCTTCCTTTTTTTCACCTCCGTTGCTTAAGCCCGAGGAGCTTTCAGGGTTGATCAGGTCCTTTGGGACGGAGAACCCTTTGATAATGCGTGATTCGACAGATTTTTCAGTCGTTTCAAACAGCTTATCATTGTTTTGGATAGAGTAAGGCTTAAACTCCGGCTTTGATGTTTCGTCTTCGTATTCGATCACGATGATCTTCTGCGCGCTTTTTGCCCCCTGGAAGGAACCAAGGTCCTTTTCCAGTTGGGATGGCACGTTGGCATAAGGCACATCACCATCATCCGGCCGGCTATTATCGGCTTCTTCACGCCTCGACTGCATGAAGAGCATGGTTGAGGGCAGAAAGCCGGTAGTTACTTCGCGATTATTGAAGATTTTTATACCGGCTTCGGTCTCAAAATCCTCCCAAACGCTGTCGGCTTCTATCAGCGGATAATCATCAACTTCCGGGTTAAAATAAAACAGCTGCCCTTTGTATTTATCCCAGCCGCCTGCCGCCAGTACCTGCTTTTTGATCGTTTGAGGGCTGGGGTCGTACGTGTAAAGGAAAGTGATCTTGCTGCGCATGATGTTCTTCCAGGTTTTGCGGCCCCAGTCCGAATACAGGGCGAATTTATCCGCGGTAGTTGGGTCATCGGTATCGCCCATCCGGATATCCTCAAACTTTATGTAATTTACCGATGCAATCTTGTAGTTGGCATTGTAATTTACATGGATGCCAAAGCCGGTAAACAAAGCTTTATCCGTAGCAATGGCCTTTAACAATTTGGCCAGCGTTAGCCCTTTGGCGTTCACGACCTGTTTACCCAGGTCGGGCAGCTCAAAGCCATTGCCGGCTATGAATTTTGCCCGTTTGTTCCAGCAATCTTTGGCGGTAGGAGAGGCCGCAACCAGTTCGAGCATCCGCTGCGGATAGGCATTGTCGAGGTCGTAGTTGAGTATGCCGAAAGTTTGGTTCGGCCTTACAAATATCCTCCGCTCAATTTGTGGTAAATAGGTCTTCATTATTTTCTGGGATTATTCACGGTGTTGTTGTTTTTCAGCGGCGTTCATGAGGTCGCTTCGCTCAGTTACACCGATTTTTTGTGATTGCACCGATTTTTCGTCGGGTTCAGCCGGACGAATTTCCTCCGTTGGGATTAATTCAAACAAGCTGGCGATATGTGGGTACTTCTGCATGTACCATTCTGCGTCTTCGTCGGTCAGGTTATCATTGGTGTGTATCGCCGGCGAGCGCGGTGCGAACTGATGGCGGCCGGGTTTTAGTTTATATTTCTTGTTCATGTCGTTAGTTCATGGTTCATGGATCATAGTTCATAGTATTTTTAGTTCATGATCAATCAGCTATCAACCATGAACTACGATCCATTTGCTAACTGGCTACCAAAGCTTCTATCGCGGCGATAGTACTGGCATAAGTGGCGCTGCCGCTGGTAGGCGGGATGGATACTGCGCGTGGCGGGTAAGGCTCCCTTAATTTATCAGGGTTGGTGAGTTTTAGCTTGTAGCCACCGTCGACGGTTTCATCGGCTGCGCTGCGTTCGGCATCTGTTAAGATGAGGCCATTTACTGCACCGAATAGTTCAATGGCTGAATCGCTGGAGTTGAAATTGTTTACCGCGATGGCGCATACGCGGCCGTAACCCATGGCCATCAGCTGCGCTTTAATGTCCACCGAAAAACCGGCGATATTAAAGTCGATCTCTTCGGTGTAACGGGGCCCGACTGATGTTTTGGCCAGCTTTGAGGAGGTGTTAAAACTGTTGTTTGTCCCCTCGAACTTGTAGATGTTGATGCCGGTAGCAGCGGTTAAGCCGGTAACGATAAGTGGGTTTGCAGTATCATAAGTGAGGGTGACGTCGCCCTGGTTAAAGATGTAGATCACATCCTCGATGCCGGCGGTTACAGGCGCATCAGTACCTAAACTGAAGCCTGCGTTTATTTTATTGTAGATTGACATGGGAATTAATTAGTGAATTGTTGAATTAGTGAATTAGTGATTGGTTGTAGTTAGTGATTATATGAGTTACTGAACAGGTATGCGAACAATTAAAATTCACTAATTCAATAACTCACTAATTCACTAATTGCCTTAGGCTGACAGGTAGAACAGCTCGTTTGCAAACTTGAAGTTTACGGCGGCTTTCATGCGGGCCTTCATGCGCACCACGTTGTCGTTGGTGTAGGGCTTCATGTAAACGGTGGAGAGTTCGGAGGCATCGCCTAAAAGGTCAACACCTAAAAATAGGTTTGACGAGCGGGCGCCGAGGATGGTGTTGGCCTGCCAGTGGTTCATGATTTGCAGCGGCAAACCCAGGTAGTCCATCTTTTTTACATCGGTAAAGGCATTTATAACGTTCAGCGCTTTGTTTGCCTGTGCCTGGGCATAGGCGTAGCCGATGTGAAGCGGTATTTGCAGGTTAAAATCATCCTGGATGCGGTCGGCCGGATCAAGTTGGGCATAAACGCTGCCTAAAACAGACAATACGTTGCTTACGTTGATGTAGCTGATAGTAGCTGCTGAGGCGGTGCCGCTGAACGCTGCAGCCAGGCGGCTGTTGATCTCGTTATAGTTGCGTACCAGTTTGAAGGACGTTGCATTTACGATCTGGATAAAGTACGATTGCCCTTGGATGCTTATTCCCGAACCGCCATTCGTTGTGTCCTTGCTGGTGCCGGTTACTGCGGTTATGGTAACTACGTCGCCGTCGGATAAAGTCGAGGTATCGCTTACTGTAACTGTGCCCAACGCGTCTATGGCAGTGGCGGCCATTGAGGTTGCCGGTTTATCCAGGCTAACTTTGAAAACGCCTGATGCGGCAGCGATGCTGGGTAACAACCCGGTAAATCCAGCGGTGAAAGTAGCTTCTTTTGTGGAACCTTTGCCCAGCCAGTATAAGCGTTCGTTGGCGATCTGGATCTTGGTGAGGTAACGCTGCACCATAAAGTCGGACAGGTCGACGACGCCTTCATAGTCAAGGAACGCACCGGGTTTTAAACTTTGTGCTTCCCAGGATTGGATCAGTTTGTCCCATTGTTCCTGCTTCATAAATTCGTAAACCACGGGGTCGAGGTAACTTTCGTTTTGAAGTGCAGTTGTGCCCTGGTCGTTAAAGATGCCTGAGGGGTCCTGCAAAACCACGTTGTCATCCACATCAAGGATGATCTTGCGCGATTTTACATCATTAATAACGGTCAGTAACCCCCGCTTAACGGAATCGGCTTCTAAAAGCGTGCTGGCCATAAACCCGGCCAGCGCTTCGCCGGCATAGGTATTGTTTGTAAAGGTGAATTGAGCCATTTGTGTTTTTTGGTTTAATTAATTTGATTGGTTTAGTGGCAGTGGTGAGTGGCGGTAGCAGTTAAGGTTTAACAATTTGTAATACTGCCACTGCTACTATTTACTGCAACTTATTTTGCCACCGCCTTGCGTACCGCATTTTGAGCAAGCGGTGTTTGCGGGGCGAAAAAGGGAACAGGTTCGGATTTGGCTTTGGCGCTGCGTTTGGAGCCCTCCGGAGTGAAGTCGGATTTGATCTCGTTTTTTACTTCTTCGCGGGTTTTCTTCAGGCGAAGGCTTGCTGCTTCCAGGGCTTCGCGCGCTTCGGCTAACAAGGCATTTTGTGCATGCAATTTAGCTTTGATGTGCAGCAGCCTGTTTTGAACATCCATCGGTTTTTTTGATTTCAGCTTGTCCGAAGGCATAGTGTCGTCATCATCATAGGCATCCTGGTCGGTGTCGGGTTCGGCATCCGGATCGGCCGGGGTAACCTGTTGCACTTTGCCGCCCTGTACCGCAATTTTGCTGCCGCCGGCTGTGGTGTAGCAATCGCTGGCCGCGGGGCTGCTCATGTCTTCGTCGTTGTAAACTTCGGTGCCTTCGTCAAGTTCGCCTGCATGGTGCAGGATGCCTTTGTCGGTAATTGTTTGTTTGTTCACTACCTTCTTAAAGAAGTTCATGATCTTATCCAAAACCGACGTGGTTCTTTCGATAAGTTCTTTGTTTTCAGTGTTCATGTTGCTTTTATTGGTTAAGATCTTGTTGATATACCGTTTGTAAAGTACCGGTGCGCTGCTTACATAGTTTTGGATGATCGTTTTGTTGCTGATCTCGGCACTATAATCTTCCACCAGGTCGATAAAGCCAAGGTCAAGCGCCTGGTACGCGGATAACCAGGTGACGGCGTCGATCAAACTGTTAACGGTGACGCCGTCCAACCCGGTTTTATCCATATATATCTGCGCCAGCCGTGCCTGTACCGTGTTTAGCATTTGCACGTCTTTTAGCAATTCATCCGCATTGCCGCCGGTACCTACCATCGGCTTGTGGATCATCAGTAAGGCATATTTGCTCATTACTACTGATTTGCCACCCATGGCTACAATGGATGCTGCCGACGCGGCCAGGGCATCAATATATGTAGTGACATTCCCCGGGTATTTTTTGAGCAGATCGTAAATCGCGATGGCATCAAAGGCGCTGCCACCTACAGAACTGATGTGCACTTCCACATCCTGGCCGGCGGCAGCTTCCAACTGCATTTGAACATAAGATGATGATAAGCTGCCGGAGCCAATGCAATCTGTGTCGGTGTCGTATAGATATATTTTGTAACCCATGTTAGATGTGAGATGTTAGATATGAGATTTGAGATTTTTTAGTCTGGAAGATGAATAGTCGGCGATGCTTTTTGGGGCCGTTAACCTCTTTTATTGATCTGCGGATAAGTGATCAATACAAATATCCGGAGAAGTTTATTTTTTGGATTTCACCGATTTTTTTGTGATTTCACAGATTAAAACAAAGGTCGGAAGAATATTTTATTGTAATGGTGACAGTGTTTTGTCAGTAATGTTTTTTATGCTGATTGGCATATTTTTTATTGTGACGTTACCGAATAAAACAAAGATCGGGAGAATAATTTAAAGTAGTGGTGACACTGTTTTGTCAGTATTTATTTTTTTGCGATTTCACCGATTTTTTTAGGGTGATTTCATCGATTAAAACAAAGGTCGGAAGAATAATTTAAAGCGATGGTGACAGTGTTTTGTCAGTATTATTTTTTGTGATTTCACCGATTTTTTTAGGGTGATTTCACCGATTATTACAAAGGTCGGAAGAATAATTTAAAGCGATGGTGACAGTGTTTTGTCAGTAGTTATTTTTTGTGATTCCACCGATTGTTTAGGATGATTGCACCGATTAAAACAAAGATCGTAAGAATAATTTAAAACGATGGTGACACGAGTCTGTCAGTAGCTCAATTGATTGATCTCAATACCCTATCCCATCGTACTTTGTGAAAAATATCCTTGGTTGAATCGGTACTGAAAAAATTGATCACGGCTTTGCCGATAATATGGTCCTCAGGCACATAACCCCAAAAGCGGCAGTCCAGCGAATCGTGGCGGTTATCGCCCATCATCCAGTAATAATCCATTTTAAAGGTGTAAGTATCTGCTTTTTTTCCATTGATCAGGATGCCATTGGCAGTAGTCTCTATCTTGTTATGTTCATAAACTTCGATGGCGCGGCGGTAGAGGGCAAGCGTAGAATCATTAAGCTTTATGGTCCAGCCTCTTTTAGGTATTTTGATAGGTCCAAAATTGTCGATATTCCATTTAAAGCGGGCATCGTGCGGAAACACGGCTGTATCTAAAACTCCCGCCGGTTGTATATAGGGGGTCACACTTTTTACATTTGAAAAAGATTTTAACGTTGCGACGCTTTGTGCCGGCATTACTACTTCGGCCGTATTGGCGCCGAGCGGCTGCCGGATTTCCATGTGCAAATCCTCCAGCGCCTGTGGGTTAATATCGGTACCATCGGTAACTACCGCGTAGGATGTTTGGGCTTTGGGCGCATTCCACGACGCCTTACCGTTGATATATACCTGGCTATTTACGATCGTTAGTACATCGCCGGGGGTTGCCTGGCAGCGCTTGATCAGGGTTGTGCGCTGGTCAACAGGAACCCCAAAGTCTGCATCAGCCGGTTTGTTAAAAACCACGACATCGTATTTTTTAATGCTGGTAAATCCCGGCAAGCGAAAATAGGGCAACTGAATAGCATCCCAGTAGGTATTTACACCGAACATTTTTGGTTCAGTAAAGGGTATGGATAGCAATGTGATGGGCATGCGCGCCCCATAGCTGCATTTGCTTACAAAAAGATAATCGCCGGTGAGCTCAGTGCCTTCCATAGAACCTGAGGGAATAGCATAAGCCGAAAATAATAAACCACGGATAATGGTGGCGGCAACGAGAGCAAATATGATAGCATCGAGCCATTCGCGGGCTTTGGTTTTTTTAACTTTTGGCTTGTCTGATTTCTTTTTGCTTAGTAATTTCCAGTTCATGATAAACGGAGTTTATCATTTAGATGAGTTGATGCACGGATTGTTACAGATGAATAACTTTTTTCTAAAAGAACCAAAGCTTGGAATTTGCTCATTTCTAACTCAAAATAAATCCCAACTGATAAATACCCCCAGTTGATTTGAGCCACAATTCTTTAGCAAAATTTTAAGAAGTGGATATGCTAAAATCAAAGGAGCAATTAAAAAATTCAATTTTAACTTATTTTTTTTCAGCAGGTTCAAGAGTTGTGATTTCAACAGTCGGGTACTGACCTTGCAGGCCCAACAAAACCTCTTTTCTGGTCATACTCATATAATAAAGGTATGTTTGCCTTTCAGTCGGGTCTTTTGCGGTTTCAGCGAGTTTTTTGAAAATAGCATTGCCTTCCCGATACCTTTTCAGCGCAATGAGATCAAACGCGTAAAACATTTGGAGAGTTGTGATATTCTCGTGATTGCTCCGCATCGAGTCCAATCTCATTCGGTTTATTAAAAAAGCTTTGGTATAATATTTTATGGAAGACGGCCCATCTCCATTTAACTCGGATAAAGCACCTTCGATCTCAATTTCCGTTGGTTCGTTTGGCATTAACCTCATCAATTGTTTACCTGTTAACAAGGCTTTTTCATAATGCCCTAATTCTCGTTGATAAATTAATTTATCCCAATATGCGCCAAAGTAGTTGCTATCGAGTTCTGTTGCCCTATCGAGAAGAGCGACTGCGTGCTCCAGTCGCATACGTTTGACGCTGTCGTTTCCGCCTAATTTCGACGCCACTTCGCTTGCCTGGCTCCGTAACCTTTTTGCCTCCGAATCTTGCGTTGCCTTTGGAACGTCATGTCCACAGGAAAAAAAGCAAATGGCTAATAAAATAAAGATCACTGATTTCACTAAATTTAGAATTGCATAGTCTAAAGTAAAACAATTTAGGTAAAAATGCTTTAATTTATTCCGTTTCAAAACTATTCAAAGCCCTCCAAATAGTCCGTTCATCTTTATTAAATCTTGTTTCAGCTTCCAGCACTGCCTGATTTTTACTTATGCCGCGTGTTTTTGTTTGTGCCTGGACCCAAAGATATATTTCGCGGTAGGTAAAAACCTTCGTGGTGATAAAACCCGCTTTGTATAAAGCGGAAAAGACGCCGTCGTCAAACAGCGTGTTGGCAAGTTGGATGTTCATGCGGTAAGTTTATTGAGTTGGATTAAGTTGATTAAGTGAGTGGTTAATTCTCCGGGTTTTTTTGTTGGTTTTAAAGATTGACGCGGTTAATCGTTTGGGCCAGTATATTCTGTTGGTTGTTGATATCTTTCACATCAACGTACACCGGCGGAAAGTTGTTGATCATCTGGTACGCGATAGAGTTGGCCAGGTTTTTTTGGTCGTGGACCGGTTGGTTGTAGTAGCGGTTGGCATCGCCGCCATCGGTAAAAATACCACCTACAGCGTAACCACGACCAGGATTGGTTATGGAGAAATCACGGCCGCCAAAGCCGACGTTTATAGCGCTTACCAGGTTGCGCGCCCAGGGAACCCTCATTGCTTCGGATACCACGATCCCTTCGCCTGAGCGTAGCCAGGCATTGGTGTTGTCAGTCCGGCTATAGCCGTTAAGTACACCACCTTTACCGTCTGAGTTATAATGCAAGCCGCCCGATGCGTAGGCCGGTGGCTTTTGTGCCGCTATTTTGGCGATTTCGACAGCTGTTTCGGCAATAATAGCTGGTACGACTAAGGGCGAAAGTACGCCAGATTGTGCCGTTGCTTTGGTGATGGCCAACGCTCCATTGATCACCGCCTGCGCTATCGAAGCTTCCTGTTCTTCCTTGAATGCTTTGATCTTTACCTGCGCTTCCTGCTGTTTAAACTTTTGTTCAATAGCCAGCTTTTGGGCGGATGTTAAGCTGCTATTGTTCAATTCGGCTTCTTTATCGCGTTCCAAACCCGCTATTTTGGCATCAGCTTCCTGTTTTATACTTTGACTGATGATGGAAAAAGCCTCTTCGGAAAGCTTCTTTTCTTGCTGCAATTCGAAGTTTTTTAGTTCTTCCGCTGCCTTTTTTGCCTTGTCGTTTTTTTGTTTTGTAAACTTATCAGCCAGCTCATTTATTTGTTTGTCTTTTTGTTGTTCGATCTCTTTTTGGTCGGCGTCTTCTTTTTTATCCTGTCCTTCCCGGCCTTTTATTTTCGAAATGGCGTCAGCCGTTTGCTGCTCAAGCGCTTCCTGCTTTTTGCAGTTGATCGCCATCACCTGGTATTCGGCATCCAGTTGCTTTGCAAGTTCCGAGGTGTCAGCTCGTGGATCCTTGTTACGTGCATCACTTATCTCAGTAGCCAGTTTGTTTACCCTCTCCAGGCTTTCGGCGTCCAGTTTATCAAACTGTTGGTTTTTTTCTTTTTGTTCCTGCTGCAATTCTGCTATTTGCTTCGCAGTACCTTCATTCATGCCTTTTATTTGCAACTCATGCAGTTCATTGTTAGCCTGTTCGGCTCTTTCTTTATCCTGGGCGTTGTATTTATTAATAATAGCGGCAATATTTGAATGATGTTCATCCTCTAATTGCGCACTTACCTTATTGTACTCTTCCCGGGTTATTTTTTTATCGCTTAATAATTTCTTTAGCCTTTCAAGTTCATCCTGATAATGATCGTTCTCAGCTGCCGTTTCGCTGCCGTAAGCTTCGTACGTTGTTTGCAGCTGGCGCGTCAATGATTCATTCCGTGTTTTCTCGGCTTCATTGAAGTAGACTTGTTTGTCTTTAAGACTTTTTTCGTTAAATTTAATTTGCTGATCATTGGCAGTTTTTAACCCTGTAACTGCTTGGGCGCCACTATTTTTAATATTTTCTGTAATTGTTTTTACTAATGCCCGGTTTTGCCTGTCTAAAAGCTTCGAATCAGTGGTTAAATCGCTAAATGCCTTTTTTAACGCATCTCTTTCATCTGTTAGTCTGTCTACTGTAACATCACCGGCTGGGTCGCCAACCGGAATTCCAAATGTACTCGGAGCATTTTCATTGGCTTTTAGAATTTCTTCATGCTCGTTTTGCGCCTTGTCAAGTTCTTTTTGTTTGTTATCAAGATCGGTTTTTAGTTTTGCGATTTTTTGCTCGTTTCCTAATTGCCTCTTGTTGTTATCCGCAATCATATCTTCAGCCGCTCTGGCCCTTGAGGTTGCAACGATTGAATTTGCCAGCTCTTTGTATGAACTAGCCGCTTTACCCGCTAATATAGTCTCCGAACTAAGATTGCCAAAATAACCCGGATATTGACTTTGTAATTCCTTAATTAACTTTTTGCGATCCATTAATGAAAGGTTGTGGTTTTGGATAGCATTATATAACAATTTAAGATGCACCAACTCCTGTTGTGCGTTTTGAGTGCCCTGCAGTTTTGCCTGGTTTACTGCGTCCATTACTATTTTATTGTCCTTGAGCGTTTTATTAAGTGCTGTTAATGTAGCATTGCCTTTAAACAATTCACCCACCCAGCTAATAATCTGCGGTAAAAAGGTGGTAAGTATTGCCAGGCCGCCGGTTAATGCAGCCTCCAATCCATCAACACTTATTTCCAATATTTCTATGATGCCGTTCCATGTAGTAAATGAAGTTATCAGATCAGTAACCACGCCTTTAACTTTGTTACCTCCTGAATTTAGGTACTGGTTTTGGGTGTTCAGTTTATCAACAGAAGTCGTAAGTTTGGATATATCCTTATCAAGTGTGGATATGCTATTTGAAAGCCCGGCTAAAGGATTTGACAAACTGCTTATAGAATTGCGAAAACTATCAAACGCAGTTTTATATTGATTGATTTGCTGCTGGCCATCAGTGTTAACTTCCACATCGATGGTTATTTTTTTACTTATATCGTCGCTCATAATTTTTGTTTGCTGTGATGCCTTAGAAAATGTATTATTAAAAAATTAGTTTAGAACCTCAAACGCTATGATTGTATTAAAATCTCAAAAATTTGGAAATGCGGAGACCCTTGCGTTGTTCGTTAATAAAAATAATATCAAGAGAGAAGATATTCTGGCCATAACGACATTATCTCATCCGCTTAGCAAACAATATCTATATTACTACGCTGATTCAGAAAATGAAGAGATTACAAAAGGCATTTTTGGATGGTCAGATTGAATTGTTGGCTAAAATGAAACCCTAAATATTTGGCGTAACGATTACATAAAACCCGTTACTACAAATATACGGAATTATGTTTAATATGCCAAATGGAATAATATTTTATTTCCTGAAGTGATTACTCAGGCCGAAATAAATTGCTAATTTTTTTGCATTTTCGGAATATATTTTCGAGTTTCCCCGAATGAGTATTCTCAAATCGCTAACTTATCACTATATGAAACCTAATGCAGTTTTCTCTTTAACTTTATTATCCGTTATTTTTTGCGGATGCCAGAATTCCGGCAGTTCAAAGGCAAGTACAACTGACACAACTATTAGCCGGGTAAGCAAATCTACCGCTACCGCCGTCGATAACCGGCCCAAGGATGAACTGTATTTTTTGAACCGCATTAAGGCGGAATCTGACAATGATGTTACTTCAAATGCCATTAAGAAAGATATCCATATAACAGCCTTTAATAAATATGCAGCCGATAGCTTAAATAAGATATATGACTGGGAAATGATAGTAACAGAAATTAATGATAATCAACTTGAGGCAAGTAGCTTGGCCAAGGCACTTTTTGATCTGGATAATAATCCTGTATATAACTTACAACTTGTTTCGCCTATAAAAATTGATAAAACGGTCGATACTATCGCTATTGATAACCGCGTTGATTTCACCTATACGGTGCCCAAAAACCCAAAGGGAGATACACTTAAGAAACAGTTAACACTTATAAAAACCCTGAGTAAAGGTGATACGGTTATCGTTTCTGGTGCATTAACTCATATTGACAATGGTGGAAAAGTTAATTTTGCTTCATTTTATGATCAATATCTGCCATGGAACGTTGACCTCTTGCTTAAGAGTATTCGTAAAAAATCAGCTAAATAGGTGTTCATTAACTTAACGCCACCAACCCAACCTTAGCAGGCTGTACATTTCGTTGTTGTGATAGTAGCAACTGTCTCGCCGGGTGTATACAGAAGCAGCCCGTCTGTTCTTGTGCTGCTATGAGTATTTTTTTACTGCCAATGTTGTCCGACGTAAAGAACTAGCTATGATATAAATGGCATATGCCTTACCCACGACCAAGGGCGGTCTATTGACCGTTATATCCAATTAGTCAAAGGTAGACGATTGGTGAGAGACGCTAACCGTATATTATTCGAATGCCCGCTGGCCTTTAGCCTGGTAAAAGCAAAAAACGAGGATCAGCCCTAAATTTGACGATGATAAAGTGTTCAGGCTCTCTCTGATAAATAACACCTGCTGATGATGCCGCCACCCCTGAAACTGTATTTTCCCAGGCCGCGATAGCCTGAGTGAAAAAGTATGACAGTAACGGTTTTACGCTATATCGGGAGACGCACCCGATTGAACCAGACAGCTCAAAGTCGCAAAGGGACAAGGATATTTGAACTTATCCTAATTTTACCAGTTCAACTTTCACAGGCTGACCCTTCCGCCAGGAATCAATTTTATTGATATAATAGTAAGCATTATCCTGTTGAAGATAAACGGGTATCAACAGGTCGAGCTCCAGGATGTCGCGCGGCGTTAGCATGATGTAACGAATTACTTTTTTGGTTTGCGTAAGGATTTTCTCCAATTCGGGATAATACTTTAACCGAAGGTCGTTAAACATCAGGCTGGCCTGACCATAACTGCCGGCGAGTATTTGGGCATCAGGTTTGTAGAAATATGGTGTACTGATAATGTCATTTACCACGCGGGTGTTTCCATTGCCATCAGTGAACGTAACTACCCGGTTATTGAGGGGAAGTTTTTGATCAATCAGGATCCGTGGATTTACGCTTAAGCTAAAGTTGTTGTCGCCGCTGGTAATGTCGATCATGTTTATTTGCGCAACCGTACCGCCGAGATATGGCCTGTTAAACGTTGGCCCAAAAGGGCTGTTGAAAAGCGTCGCATTGGCGGGCAGAGTTTGGTCGCCGATCCTTATTTGCGACCATCCGTACTTCAGCGGTAATATATTTTGGTCTGTTTGATATTGCATATAATTTACCTGGGCGTAGTTTCCCAGCTGAAAAGTTACTTGCTTACCCTGGTTAAGACATTTGCGGGTCCAATCCTTCGCAACAGGGATATTATTTACAATGTCTCGGAATGAGTTGAATGAAATAGTTTTGCTTGCGTTGTCTGTTTGACAAATGACGCCAAATCGTTGCAAGGTGTCTTTAAGCAGGTCTTTTTGGCTGATGTCAGGAAATATGCGCTCACATTGCACCGTTTGGCCATATTGCACTGTTTGATTCTGGCTTTTTATGATCAATGTAGCGCCAGGATAAATACGTGCGAAACTGGGATTATACCCGTGCCAGATGTAGCCAACGTACACGCCTCCATTTTTTGGCAAAGTGGTTTGAAAAGAAATGACCGTCGTGTAAAGGTCGATGCTTCCGAGAATATTGGATCCATCGGTGCCGGGAACGCGTGTCCAACCATCTGGATCAGAGCCCGGCGGATTACCTGCTTTTTTTTCACCATGGCCACCAAAAGAAAAATCGTAATAGTTTAAAACCGTATCCTGCGTAGACGGATAGCTGGGATCGCGGTAATAGATATACGCAGAAAGGTAGGTTGGATTATTGCCGGATGAGATTCGTCCGTATAAATAAACATGAGGAAAGGTGACCGTGATGGTTACAGCATTAATATCATTGGCAGTAAACAAAACATTGTCCGGAAACTGGTGCGACAGGTCAGAAATAACAGTATCCCAGGTAAATAAACCACTTGGGTTATGCGAATTTGGGTGGTTCAAAGAGAGTGGTATTTCCATGGCGGCGTTTAAACCTTTATCGTCAATTTGGTTTTGATAGTCGGCGCCGTGTTCAAAGCTTCCATTTGAAAATTGAGCGATCATCAATGGATAGAGCGGATCGCCGAGCAATGATCCCGTTGCCTGGTACCCGGAAGACTGAAGCAGGAGTTCAATGGCTGTTTTGATGAAAAACCCCGGGCGCAAATTATTTACGTCGATCGGGTCAGCAAAATTATCGCTGAAGTTACCGTAGTCAATAACCGGGTATATCCAGCCATCGGTTTTGGTTTGAGAATCTGCTGCATTATCCAGGTTCCAAAGGTGATCATATGGTTTCCAAACCAGGTTTTGGCCGTAATTGCTCCAAACACTGGTACTATCGCCCATATCATATAATTTCCCGTCTATTGCGTCAAAAAAATCGACATTGCCCGAAAGAATAGTGATGCTTGCTGTATCCTGATCGATACCGTTCAGTTCGCCAATGCCATACGGAACAATTTCCAAACCATCCTGGATAATTTTTGCCTGGTATTGCTGATAGGGAAGGTTCGTCGCAAAAGCTACATCGTCCGGAAATCCAAGTATCTGCCGATTGAGCTGAGTTAGGGGTAATTTAAACTGGTTACTGGTGTTTCCCTGCTGATTTTGAACTTCCGCAAGGTTGTTGATCTGGAAGGTTAAAGCAATCGGGCTGTCGTCGCTCAAATCAACAAGCTGGTCGTTAAGGTATAGTTGGAGTTGGTCCATTGTTGGTGAGATTGGATAAAGTAATATCCTGATCGGAAGCCGTACTTTCCGACCGGTATGGGTTACTGCGTTTGGATATTAATTGAAGGCATGTTAAACATTACGCTGAACGGCGCTTGCCCATTCAACGTTTCGTATTCGCTGAAGGTAGCTGTGTTTAATACCACGGTTTGCCATTTAACCGGGTTTTTGTTAACCAGCATTTGCACTTTGGGGGAATACTTTATGGATTGAAGGCCCTTAATATCGGCAACGGACAGGTCTTCAGCCATTACTTTCATCTTTTGACCGGCACTTTTACTGATCACCTCCTCTATGCCATCCTGGTTTGCCCAATCGAAAACGTAATTTTTGATGATGATCGCATTTTGAACATCGAGCGATACTTCCTGGTTATAAACAAACCTGTAGTAATTCCAGCAGCCGGTCAAGCCGATCCAGCGGAGATATACAGATTGCTCATCAACTGCATCATCAATTCTTATGGTTTGCGTTTGGGTCACCTGATGCGGATTGCCGTCGCTGTCGTTATACATCAGGGCAAGGTTAAAATAAAAAACATCGCTGTCAAAGGATTGATCGATCAGCAAACGGTTGAGGCCCAGTTGTGCCGGGATGGGCGTGCTGAACGACGACTGGCTGGCAATAATAAATTTGCTGCCGTCCTGGTT